TCATGGATTCAGCTGCTTTAAACGCTCCTGCAGGGTAGCAATCTTGCCCTGGATGGAGCTGATGCGGGCGCTGTGCTTTTCCGCTACGGCCTTCATTTCTGTGGCTATCGACTGCTCCAAGGTGGCGCCGGCCAGGTTGTTATTGGCGTTGGCCTTCCGTGCGCGGAGGGTGGCCAGCTCCTGATCCATCTTCTTCTGCTCGATGTTGGCGTCAGCCTCCAGGCTGGCGATCTCGCGCTCGATGGACCGGCGCTCACGGCCGGCCCCGACCTCACCGCCCTGGGCCCGCATCTTGGCCTCGCGCTCCTCAGCGGCTTGCACCTCAGCCTCGCTGGGGCGGTGGACCTTTACCTCGATTTCCTGCGCGTTGGCCGCACACGGCGTCTGCGAGAACACCGTCTCGCCGCCGATCTGGCATTTGTAGACGGCTGATGCCGGTGCGGTGATGAGCAGGGCCGCGAGTGCGGCGGCGGTGATGGTCCCTCTCATGGCTTATCTCCCTCTGTTGGCTCAGGCTGGCAATGGTAGCGCCGTCAGACCTCAATCTCCACCTGGCTCAGGCTGGGGGCCGGTCCCTCGATGCGGCCGCCGCGGACGTAGACGGTGGACCCATCGGCCGCTTCGCCGCGGACGCGGACGCTGCCGCCGCCGACCAGCAGCACGGTGGCGGTGCCGTCGACGTGCTGCTGCTCGACAGTGCCCATCAGCAGCGGGTCGCCGGGCAGGAGGCGGCGGAACCGGGCCCACTGGTTGGGGGTGTCCTCGCCGAGAGTAAGGGTCTGGCGGACGGTGACGCCGCCGTTGCCGCGCTGGGCCTCGACCTGGACGGCGTTGATGATTCCGTGATGGCTGGCGCCGCCTATGGTGGCGCGTAGGAGGTCGCCAACCTGGCCGAGGGGGAACGTGCTGCCGTCCACCGGCAGGGTGAGGCTGCGCACCTCGGGCTGCTGGTGCTGACCAGCCAGGAGGCGGCTGCCGAGGGCACGGGCGGCATCTGCGTGGGTGATAAGCGGGTGGCTGGCGGTGGGGGCGACGCGGTCGCCGGCGCTGGCGGTGCGGCGCACGCGGGCGAGGACGCCGCCCACCTCGCCGCCGTGGACGTAGACGGCATTGGCCTGGGTGGCGACGGCCTGGCGTCGCTCCAGGCGCATGATCGCGGCGTCTGGCACCACCAGAGCCGGGGTGGCGCTGTCGTAGTCCCACGGCAGCACCGGGTAGCGGGGCTGGATGCGCAGCACGCGGCTACTCATTGCCGGGCGCACGACGTAGCCGGCGGCCTGGGCGATCTCATGGATGGCCTGGGCCGGTGTTTTGCCCTGCCAACTCCAGGCGCCGGCGGGCACAAGCCAGTCGGGCGCCTGCCAGTCGATGCTCCAGCCCTCGCCGATGGGCAGGTGCGCGGCGGCCAATTGCTGCGCGGTGGCGATCGCGGCGCTCTCGCCGCTGGCGGGCAGCTCGTAAGGCTGGCCGAGCCAGCCGGTCAGGCCGCGGCCCTTGACGCTGACGCCGCGCCTGCCGAACTCCCGATCCTCCGTCCAGTCCTCCACCAGCAGGTGCCAGGTGTAGCCGTCGATCGTCGCCTCCAGGGTGACGGGCTGGCCATCCTGGTCGGGCTGTACCGCCTCCAGCGCGGCGGCGCCGAGCAGGTTGCCGCTCCATTGCCACGCCCAGGCGTCGGCATCGAGACTGATATTGAGGCGGCTGGCATGGATCGGCGTGCGGTCCGGCAGGCGCACCACTTCGATGTCGTGGATCATCAGATAGACCCTCCTGATGGGGATGGTGTGATCGCCCTGCGGCAGGTTGACGCAGACGCGGCCGATGGGCAGGTTTGCGGTGCCGTCGCGCTGGCAGCGCAGATCGAGATCGGGCGTTGGCCGGTACGGCTCCGGCTCCGGCTCCGGCGGAATCCAAATGTCCGGGCGCGGCCACAGCGCCTCTACGCGGCCGGCAACGTCCCAGGGGATGCGGCGGCTCTGCCGGTGCGGTGCGCGGTACATGACGTACCCCAGCGCCGCCAGCAGGCTGCGCGCCTCGCCGATGCCCCAGGGCAGCGCGGGCCGTGTCTGCTGGCGCGGCGGGTGGCGGTAGGTGCCTGCACGGCTGTCCTGTACCTGGCGGCCCGTCTGCCAGGTGTCGCTGCTCGCCCTGCTCTGGCGCGGCGGCACGGCCCAGGCGCCGCCGCTGCGGCCGTGGTGCGGCGTGGCGCACTCCCATCTATCGGTGCCGGCGCTGCGCAGACGCGCGCTCTCCTGCCAGGGTGCGCCAGTAGTCGATGGCAGAGCCGCCGCCAGCCCCCATTGCTCGCCGCGGCTCGGGCGGCGGCGTGCGCCATCCTGCCAGGGACTGCCTGCGTGCGTCTCGCAGCGCGAGCCGTCCTGGTGGACGGCACGCGACGTGGCGCTGGGACCTCGCCAGACATTGATCAGGTAGCGGGCAGAGGAGTCAGCGGTGATCTCATCGAGCAGCACGTCGGCATCGACGATATAAACCGGGGCGAGCAGCGCATCGACGGCGATCTCATCGAGCAGCAGCTCGGTGTCGATGACGGCCGCCTCCGCCACGCCGGCGCCTAGGTGGAGGTCGGCGGTGCCGTCGCGAGGGATGCGCAGCTGGAGGTCTGCGCCGCTCATGGATTACGGCTCGATGAGGCGCAGGCGCTCGATGCGGACGACGCCGCCGGCGTAGAGCTGCGCCGGGCTGATGATGATCGCCGCGCCGCTGCCGGCGCCGCCGGCGTCCAGGTCCATCAGCCAGCCGTCCACACTGTCCAGCACGCGCACCCAGGCGGCAATGCCGTCGGCCAGCGCCAACACATCGGCCACCGCCGCGAGGGCGAACACGCCGTCGTCCACCGTGCCGACAGGAACAGGCAGGTTGAACGCCGCCAGCAGCACCTGGTCCGTAATATCACCGCCGCCGGTAGCCGGCATCGCGCCGCCGTAGATCAGCAGCGTGCCGCCGGCCAGCGCGACGGCATGGGCCTGCGCGCGCAGATTTTTGAGGCTGGTCGAGCGACGCAGGATCACGGCATCGGCTCCGGTATCAGGTCGGATTTTGCGGCCGGGTCGAACTGGCCTGTGTGGTCGTGAGCCAATGTGATGAACGTGCCGGCACGAATCCAGTCGAACGCATAGGTGCCATCCGGCGCGCTCCAGGTTTCGCGTAGCAGGCGGCCAGTCGGTTGATCGAACAGACGCACGCGGCGCACCGCAGGTGATCCGTCAGAGGTCACGGTACCCGTGATGCGACGATCTCCTCCGTCCTCCATATCCCTGCGCAGCATTGCCCCGAAAATACGCACGGTCATCGCCAGGGCCTCGTGAGGTAGAACGCGCAGCGACCCTGTATGGCGCTGTAGGCCGCAGCAACCAGGATCACATAGTCGCCACCGATCTGTACGATGTCGGCGTGTGACAATGGAATGTTCTGCACGCACTGCAGCAGTCCTGGGTACTGGCCGCGCACAGGGGAGGTGGCGGACGTGCCATCCAGGATCAAGACAGGCTCATGCAGATGCAGCCCGTTGTCGGCCGGAGCCGGATAGGTTGCTGCGGTCAACCCCAGAAAGGTGGTCACACCAGACCCTACAGACGCTACCAGGATAGCTGCGCCAGTCTGCGACAGTGCACGCGATATATATTTGCCGTCGGTCTTGTTTAGCTGCGAAAAGTATTGGCCCGGAAAAACCGGCGTCTGACTGTTTGTCCCGAAAATGATCGAGCTGTATGTATCTGCATCTTTAAATGATTGGATATCGCCAAACACGTTACCATCGTAGTTGTCCGAATAGTTCGAACTCCAGGCAACGAATGCATACACAATGCGCGTGTCTCCGATCACCAGCCAGTTGCGCGCCGATGTGGATGCCTGGTTGCTCTTGGGCCACGTCACGCCCCACGAACTCTGCGCCGCGGTGGGAAACAGGCCGGTGCCGGTATCAACGTCCGTCATCTCCTCGTAGCCGCGCGCGTAGGTGTATTGCGCAGCGGTGTCATCCACGCGCAGATACAGGCGAGTGCCGGCGACGTCGGTAGAGCGGTACACCGCCTTGTTGGTGCCGGAGAACACCTTGTCCCAACCGAGCGGCGCGGCGCGCACGCCGATGGTGCCGCTGGCGGTACCGTCCGGCTCGCCGGGAGCGGCGAAACGCACATAGTTTGCGTCCACCTCGGTGACCCGCCATTCGCCGTTGAGCGCCTCCGGCGTGGCGCCGGAGACAGCAATAACCTGGTGCAGCACGTAACCGTGGCCGCCGCCCGAGTAGTACAGCGAGGCGATGCCGCCAAGCACGGCCAGGCTGTTGGGCGCAGTGACGTTGAAGCCGTTGATCAGGCAGGCGTCGAGCAGGCCGATCATGTCGCCGGCCGTGCCCGACAGGCGCGGCGCGCCCTGCATGGTGCTCATGAACCATTTGACGGGGACTGTGCTCATCGTTGCTCCTTGTTATGCGTCGGCGTCGCCGCGAATCTGCACGCGGAAGCCGTCGCTCTGTTCTGTGGCCGGCCCCTGCTGCACGGTGCGGGCGATCCACACCGGATAGTTGGCCGCGATGGTGTTGAAGCGCAGCACGTTGCCGGTGCTCCAGCCGCCGCCCCAGCCCAGCGGGTCGATGGTGAAATACGGTGCGTTGGTGGCCGGGTTGATGGGCGCGATCACGTTGGCGATGGGCAGCACGGCGATCTGGCCGACGCTCTCGCCTACCACGCGCACCTCGGTGGGGCTGTTGAATATCATCGCCCAGCGCTCCTGCATCGTCCCGATGTTGGTCGCGACGATCGGATACAGCACGGAGTTGTATTCCGCGCTGGTCTCGCTGCCGACAACAGAGTCGGACCACTCACCCGTCCATGTGGCCTGGTCGAACGGCGCGGTGGCGCGTGCCTGCATGTCGCCGATCACCAGGGCGCTGCTGATGTACGCGCCGGGCGCAGGGTAGTCGTGCGAGACGGGGCGGGTCAGGGTGATGTGCCCGCTGATCTGCACATCGCTGACCAGCGCCATATCCTCGATGCGGTGCTCCAGCCGCAGCGGCGCGGTCAGGCCTGCCACGTCCAGCAGCTCCACGGTGCCGGCGTCGAGGTCGGCGGCATATTTTGCCGTGGCTACCTGAACGCCGGTCGCCTCGAACAGTTCCACACGCGAGAGGCGCGTGCGGCCCACATCGATGATCTGGCCGTTGCTCGGCGTGGCGATCTCCACCTCGCCGGTGTGGTGCAGCACGGCGACATTGCCGACGCGATACACCGGCACGCGGCCGTCGGTGGGCAGGCGCACGGCGTCGACGCCGAGGATGTCCTTGTCGAGCGGGATATAGGCGTAGGCCACGGCCGCATAGACCAGCGTATCCAGCAACGCCAGGCGCGGCTGGAATGCCAGGCCGTCACGCACCGCGTCGGCGTGATACCACCATTCCCCTTCGTTGCCTGCTGCCGTCACCCAGCGGCCTAAACGCAGACGCACGATACCGGTGCTGAAATCCACTTTGCCGTCGAGGTCGGCGGCGGTGATGGTGCCGTCGGTGTTGCTGGTGACGGTGACGACGCCCGGCGTGTCCTCATACTGGTACTGCACGATCAGCGAGCCGCTGCGAATGGGCGCGGCCGCGGTGCGGAACACCACGTCGCTCACGGCCAGGCTGCCGTACTGCGTCAACATGGCCTGCAGGGTGCCGCTGTTGGCCGCTCCAGGCGTCCAGGCGGTCAGCGTGAACTCCCCGCTGGTGTAGCTCAGTTGGCCCGCCTCGGTGCCGGCGCCGGTGGCGTGGTTAATGTCCTGATCCATGCGCCCGCTGCGATCGATCATGCTCTTGCCGCCGAACGACAGGCGCACGCTACCGGGCACAATCGTCTCCGCATAGCCCGGCGTGAGATCGATAGACGGCGTCCAGTCGAACACATAGTCCGGCATCGCGCCGAGCGGGTTGCCCGACAGATAGGTGACCGTGGCGGCGCTGTGCACCAGCGCCAGCGTGCCGCTCGCGGCCTGCGTTTCGGTGACGGCCATATTGACGGCCGTGGTGCCGGTCGAACTCATGATTCCTCCCCCATCAGACGCATGGTCGTGACGGTGGTCGTGTAGCTACCGCTGAGACCAGACGACAGACTGCACACGCCGGTGTCGTAGTTGATGGACCCTATGGCGGTCCCGATAGTCACAGACACGCCTGCGGCGCCCGCAACCTTGAGTCCGTTGGCGCCGTCGTCGACGATCGTGATCTGCCCGCGCACCGTACCGTTGTGCGTAACAGGGATCACCAGCTCCACGCTGCCAGGTGCAGGCAACGAGCTCAGCGTGATTGTGCTGCCATCGATGCCTGATATGGAGGTGGACGCCAGACTGTAATTGCTGGACACCGTGATCACCGCCGCTGATGGCGGCAGAACATTCGGGCGAAACCTGATCGTACTGTCCGCATAGTTGACGCGGCCGGTGGCGTCGCCGCTGAGATCGCCCGCCGCATTTGCGGCCGCCGTATAGTTGCCGCCGAGGCCGTCAGGCCAGGTGAGCGTGACGCCGTTGCGCGTCAGGCGCGTGCCCTCAGCCGTCGGCACGGACAGCAGCTGTTCCGCATAAACGGCCGCGCCGCTGCGGTCGATCTCCTGCGTCTGCGTGCCCCACGTGGCGATCGTTGTACTGCCCACATCAGGCAGCGCGCCCAGCGTCACCACCACAGACCCGGTGGCGTAGTTGACAACGCCAGACCCATAGCTACTGTCAGCACCGCGCAGCGCGCCGCTGGCATCATCGCGCAACACATACCACTTGCCCTGTGCCATGTAGTGGATTGCCAGCGCGCCGGGCGCGGGTCGCGGGTCTAGCAGAAACACCAGCGTGCCGCTGCGTGACTCAGGCGTGATATCCCAGCCGGCTGACTGGGTTCCGCGTACCGGCTGCGCCGCAGGCACGAACGTGATCGTTTTGCTGGCGGTCCCGTAATTTGGTCCGCCGGTGCCGATGGTCAGGATGCCGGAGCTGTAGTCGACCGTGCCGATCTCAACCGAATCGACCAGCAACAGACCCGCTCGGTCGGTGACCGTTGCTCCACTGACCTCCACGGCCAGACTTCCCGGGAAAAGCCCCTGGCCAACATAGAGCGGCGCGCCCGGTCCCCAGGTCACGCTGGTGGTCAGTTGCGCCTCGCCGCCGGCCGCCAGCGGGATCGCACTGTTGCCATGAGGCGTCGCATCGGTGATCGGTATCTCGGTCTGTGCGCTCGGCACCAGCTGGGTGAATATGCTGGCGGCGCGCACCGTCAGCGCGCCAGTCGTGACCGCCTCAGACAGCGCCGTGATGCCGGCATAGGTGGCCGCGTCGGCTACCACGGTCGAATACAGCCGCGATGCGATCTCCTGCGTCGTATCGTCGCCGCAATGCGGCGTGCCGCCCTGCACGTCCCACAGTAGCGCGTCGCTGATCTCGACCGTCACCACTTGCCGCGTGTAGGTCGTCAGGCCGCAGGGCTGGATCGGGCCGCTGAACGTCTGTACGGCCGACGCAACGCCGGTGATGCGCACGAACTGCTGCGCCTCGGTGCTGAGGCCGGGGTCTTTGACCACCACGATGGTCGCGCCGATAACAGGCGGCTGGCGGTCGGTGCGCATCAGGATCATCAGCGCCTTTTGCCCTGCGATGTGCTGATCGTAGAGGTAGCCGTCCAGGCGTGGGCCGCGCGCCAGATAGCTCTCCATGCGGCTCACCGCCGCCGCGCGTTCGTCTGTCCAGTCCTTGGTGCTGAACAGCGTCACGCTCACGTTGGGGTCGGCCGGGCCGCGGTCGATGATCACATTGGCGCCGTAGTAGGGATCGCGGTTTTCTGACAGTACTGCGGGGAACGCCTTGCGCAGCGCGACGCGGCCGATGGTACGGTCCAGCTCCGACACGTCCGGGAACAGGTTGTTGCTCACCCCGTCCACCACCTCGGTGCCGGTCATGCGCCCGCCGCCGTCCTCGGTGTCGGCGAGGCGCTCGGACGCCATCAGGCGGATGTCCTGATCGGTAATTGCCATTTAAACCTCCATGAAACGCAGTGTGCACCGGTACCAGGTGCCAGCCTGCGGGTCGGAATAGAAAAGGATCTGCTCGACGTTATCAATCGCCGTGTCCTGGTGGCGGAACACCACGTCGCGCGTGCTGCCGCGCAGGGCGAGCTGCAACACCTGGCCCGGCACCGTCGCCCAGGCACGCAACTGATCCAGCGCCGCGCGGGCGATCCAGGCGCGGTCGTCTGCGCCCTGCAACGTGATCGGTCGGCCGGCCTGCTTCGTCGCCGCCTCCACCACCAGCGCGCCGGTCAGCGCGTACTCCGCGGATTGCTCCACCTGCTGCCAGGTGTATTCGTCCGACCAGTCCAGATCGTCGGGCAGGGTCAGCGGCGTGGTGCCGTCGGTGAGCGTGATCGTCATGAGATCAGCTGCGAGTCACGCAGCGCCTCCAGTAGTTCTTTTTCGTCGCCGCCGACGACGCGGACAGTCCTGATGCCGCCAGCCGGCGAGCGGAAGTTTACGTTGACCGTGCCGATGGATTTTTGCGTTTGCTGCTGCGTGGTGCGGGCGGACGACTCGCTGCTGCGATCCTGCAGCCTATCCATCGCCGCGTTCACGCGGTCGATTTCCTTCTGCCATTGCTCGCGAAAATAAACGGACGAACCTGCACCATATCTGGCGTCCATCCCAGACCCGTAGGACTGAGCAATTTGCCCCTTCAGTCGCTGCAGTTCACGCTCTAGTTCTTTTTCGCTCAAGGCATCGTAGTTGATGGCCTGGGCACCGCGCACGCTTCCAGATGCGTCTGACGCCTCCTGTGTCGCTGCTGCAAGATCACGTTGTGAGCTGGCGGCACCGGCTGCCGAGCCGGCCAATTCATCCAGCGAGACACGCGCCGCAGCGGCGTTCTGCGCCTGCTCGCGCAATGCGGCCGCGCTGTCCCTTGTAGCGTCGCCAACAACCGCCTGCTGACCCGCCAGCCGACCCAGTGAATCGGATGCCCCATAGATGCCAGCCTCGACTTCGGCTATGGCAATCTGCGCCGCATCGCCAGAACGCATTGCCTCTTCCGCCCACGCAACCCACGCGCGGCGTTGCTCCTCGATAGTGGTACCGCCGTCGCGGATGGTCTCGAATGCCGTGCGCGCCTCGGCGGCTGACTGCCGCAACGATTCATGACTGGTTATGCCCAGCTTTTTCATGGCTTCTTCGACGGAGTTGATGCCCGGCGTCAGCTCCTCGATGCGTCCCTGCGCCGCCGACATGGCCCGCTCAAGCTGCTTGCCGGCCAGCTCGCCGCTCTGCCCCATCGAAACGATGCGCTGCCGGATCGCCTCGGCGGCGGCCAGGGTATCGGCACTGCCGAGCGCCTTTTCGATGGCGCTGCCAAGCGCCAGCATCTTCTGTTCGCCGCTGGCGCCGGCACGCTCCAGCGTGCTGCGAATGGCATCCACTGCGCCGATGGCCTCTTTGGCCTTCGGGCTGATGCGGCCGAGCTCAGTCTCTGCAGTCAGGCCCAGCCGCTTGAACGATTCGGTCAGCACCAGGTCGTTGATGTGGGTCAACTGTTCTGCGCCGGACGTGCCTGCGGTAAAGGCGCCACCCAACTGCGCAGAGAATGCCGAGAGATCGGCGGCATTGAGGCCGGCGATGGTCTTGGCAGCAGCGGTGTCCAGTTCGCGGGCCTTGTCGCCGGCCTGTGCGTAGGCCAGCGCCAGGGCGCGCACGCCCTCTGCGCTGGTGAGGTCGATGGTGGCCATCGCGTCATTGATGGCCTTACCAGCGCCGGTACCGGCGGTGCCTGCGGCGTTGAGCTGCGCCACCAGGTTGGCGGCGGCCTCTGCGGCGGTGTCGGTCGCGGCGGTAGCCTGATCACCAGCGGCTTGGCTGGCATCGCCGTGCGCCTTCGCAGCGGCGGCGGCCTGTTGCGCTGCCGGGATCAGGCCGCCCTCGTAGCGATCGACCACTTCGGCCGCCATCTGATCGGCGACCTCCATGTTGCGATTGATTCGCTCGAACGCAGCGGCGGCGCCGTCGCCGCCGATCTTTACGCCGTCCCACAGGGCGCCCATGTTCTCGACCGCAGCGGCGATCTTGATCGACAGGATTTCCAGGCCGCCAATAAACGGCTTGATCCAGTCGTTGACGACAATCTTGCCGGCTTCGGTGAGGTTGGTCAGCGCCGGGATCAGCGCCACACCGAACGCCGTTTCAAGCTCGTTTATATTTTTGTTAAGCGATGCGGTCTGGCCCTCGATGCCGGCCAGTGCCTTCTGTGCGTTACCAGCCTGGGCTTCGGTTTCTTTCAGAATGCCGTTGAACTCGGCTTGTATCTTCTCCGCCTGGGTGAGGTTCGTGGCGCTCTTGCCGATGCTCTTGGCGTACTCCTCCCACATCTTCGCCACGTTCTTGGTGACGCCGGCGTTATCGACCAGGGTGGAGTTTTCGTTTTTCAGACCTTCCGTGGCGGTCAGCACCGCCTCAGACATGGAAAGGTGTGCCGCTCGGTTGAACGCCGCAGCGTCTTTCAGACGCTCCAGGGTGGCGACGGCTTGCTCTACGTCGTAGCCACGGGACAGGAGGTTCTGTAGCGCCTTGCTCGCATCCGAGACGGTCATCAGACCATCGGCGGACAGCTTCTGCGCTTCCTGGAAGGCGCGGCCAATACCGACGCCGGTATGCTCCGCCACCGCCTCCAGGCCACGGAACGACGCCTCGGCGGTGCGGACGGCCTGCACCGAATCCTTGACGAACTTGCCAAGAGCGGCGGCTGTCAGCAGGCGCGCCAGTTCCGCCTGCAGCTGGCCGGCGAGGTCTTTTGTTTTGTTCATCCCATCGCGCAGGTCGTCGGTGGGATCGGGTAGTTCCTGGCCGGCCTGATCGGCGAGCTCTCGCACCTCACCGGACAACTGCTCGACGTTCGCCAGCCCCTCAACGAGGGCGCGAATCTTGAGTGCCAGTTCGAGGTTGTTGCTCATGGTGCGCGGTGTCTGTCCTGTTATGCGAGAGGGGGCACGCGGCCCCCTCCCTGGTTGCTATGGCATGGCGGTGTTACTGCACCATCGCCGCCTTGAAGTAGCGGCTGAGACCTGCGCCCTGGGTGTCATCGGAGAGCACCTTGCCGGTCAGCTCCAGGCCGGCGTAGTCGTCGCCAATAAGGTCCAGGCTGGCGGCTGGGCCGAAGCGCAGACGGTGCACGTTGATGACGGATGCCTTGCCGCTGCGGGCCTCGTTGATGCCGTCGAACATCAGCTCGTACTCGCCGGCCGCCTGGGTCAGCGCCTGCACCACGTCCTGGCCGGGGTGGCTGTAGGCAACGCTGATTGTCGGTGTCTGGATATTGCTACCGGACGGAATCCAGATGCCGGCCGGTCGCACCTCGTAGTCGGTGCCGGCAACCGGCGCAAACTCGCCGCGATCAGCCCAGGTGACGGTGCCGTCGGTGGTATCGGTTCCGTCGGTTTTCCATGCAGGCGAGGACGCCCCGGAGGTACCGGTCGTGGTGCACTCATAGACATGCGTGCCGGCGGATACCCATGCGCCGATCGCGTAGGCAGTTTCCGCGGCCCACGAATCCTGTCCGTGGCTGATAACGACGCTCGACGCGGCAACATTCGCCAGCGGGATCAGCGCGCCTGCGCTGACGGAAACAGATTCCCCGGTAACGCTGCCGGCCGCCACGATGGAGCTGTCGCCATACAGTGCCAGGGCCAGATTGTCCGGGCTGAGATCATGGAGGGTGATCTTCGCCTCGACGCCGGTGATGCGGCGCACCTCGTTGCGGGTACCGCCGCCGGCGTTGGTGTAGTCCATCAGCTCCTTCTGCTCTTCGGCCACGGCGAAGTTCAGCGCCGAGACATTACCGATCGGCACCAGGCCGCCGGAACCGTTGCGGTCGCGCATGTAGATTTTGCCGACGCCAATGTAGCTGTAATCGCTGGTAGTACCCTGCATGTTGGCTGCCCCTCCTGGTTAAACGATTTCGCCGACGCCGTTGGCTACCAGCCACTGAGCATCGATGTCGCACACGGTGATCACGTCGTCGGCCTGATGCTTCTTGCCGGCGTGGGTATGCGCCCGCTTCAGCTTCACATCGACCATCTTGGCCGCCTTCTTCTCGGCGGCGTCATTCTGCTTGGCCATCACGGCTCTCCTCTCATTTGCTGTTTGATAGTCCAGCTCAGCGGGTAATACCCGTAGCCCTTCGAGTAACCGGCGCGCGGCGGATTGATGGGGCGCAGCTTGCGCAAGTCGGCGCTCGGCTTCCAACCGCTCAGCGCGCCGAACACTACCTGGAGGATTGCGCTGGCATCCTCCCGCGCCGCCTCACCGCTGCGCACAGCGCGCAGGTTGCGTACCACCACCACCGTGTGCCACACCTCATCCAGCTCGACGATGGCGCCTTCGGCCAGTACCTGGCCGATGCGCGGGCCGCCATACACCACATACACCGCCGGCGTTACCTGCTGCTCTTCGGCAACGCCCGCCAGGTCCGGCGCAGTAAAAACACGCGGCACCGGATTGAGCGCGGCGAGCTTTGCCTCCAGGCGCGCGACGATCAGCGGCTCGGCGGCGAGCATCAGAATCCACCTCCACCAAACACCTGGCGACCGCCGTCGAACTCGGCGGTGCCGGCGGTGCCTTCGGCGCCGCTGATGCCGAGGGAGACCACGCCCTGGGCGAGATTGCGCAGGAACTTGATCGCGTCGTCGTAGCGGCGGGTGACTTGCTCGGTGGCCGCGTCGTCGTAGAGGCGATAGCGGGCGATGTCGCAGGCGTAGGCAGTGAGGATGCGCGGTACCGGGTCGAGCGGCAGGGAATGACCTGCCGCTGACACGTAGCCGTCGATCTCGCCGCCGGCATCGTCGATGGCCTGCTGCACCACGGCGGCATCGATGGTGCCCGCTCCGGCGCGGTCGGTGAGCTGGATCAGCTCTTCCTCGCCGAAGCGGTCGACCAGGTTCTGTTGGGTGCAGTAGGCCATCGCCTGTTACTCGCCGGCCTCGTCAGCCGGGAAGGTGGCGCGCTCGACCACCAGGTGCGGGTCGCCCTCGATGGCGGCGATCTGCTCCTCGGTCAGGGCGTCCAGGGCGATGCCGTAGGGCGTCGGCATGAAGCTGAAACCGGCGCGGCGGCGGCTGCCGGAGCGGGCCTTGGTGCGCACGAACAGGGCTTCGACTTCGTCCTTGCCCTGTGTGTTGGCCTCCAGGACGACCAGGTCGGCGCCTTCCGGTATGGTGCCGACGGCGCCGGCCTTCAGTTCGGTCTCCGGGCCCGGAGCGGGGGCGCCTTCGCTCCCCGCTCCCTGCGGCGCAGCCGCAGCTACGGCGGTGGTGGTATCCGGTGCAGCCTGGCCGGCGCCAACGCCGGGGGCTTCTGCGGCCACCGGCGCGTTCTTCGCTGCCGGCGCGGCTTTCGTCCGTTTGGTTGCCATGTCGTTACTCCCGGTTGGTGCGCGGTGCGCACCCTATATAGAAGAGGCGCATCCCTGCGAAGCCTCGGCGCGTCCCTTGCGCCTTTTACGGGGTGGAGCCGATCGCCGGCTCCACCTTGGTCGGCTTTAGCTCTGCGCCAGCCAGGGGTTGATGACCAGCTGGCTGGTGCCGGCCCACTCGTTGGTCTCGCCGGCAGTGGCCAGATGGTTGACCAGCACCTTGCGGGCGACGCCTTCCATGTTGGAGGGCACCATCGTGTGGGTGTGGCGCAGGGCCAGCGGGCGGCCGTAGTCGCCGGTCATGGCGGTGAGGCGGGCGCGGGCCAGGGCGTAGTTGGCGGCGTTGAAGGTCTGCTTGGAGCGGACCACCAGCATCCACAGGCCGGGGCCGACGTTGACGCGGGCGTCGGTACCGAACAGGAACTTGTCCTTGAGGAACACCTCGGAGTCGTTCAGGTTGGTCAGGGCGCGGAAGCCGTAGCCGCGCCGCTTCTGGAACACCAGCGGCTTGATGGCGCGGGACAGGTCCATCACGTACCAGGCCGGGCCGCTGCCGCCCATGTCGTTGCTGACCGACTGCTCGGCGCCGGAGGCATCCAGCACCGGGTGGTCGGAGTCGAACAGGTTCTGGCCGTCGAAGCACAGCGGGTTGGATTCCAGCACCTCCACCGCCAGTTCGTTGGGGTGCTCACGGCTGGAGCGGCCGAACTCCTGGAAGGTCGGGCCGTACAGGCCGTAGGTGTCGTCGTCGATGGCATCGCGTTCAACGCCTTCGGTCAACTCGAACTTCCGGTTCTTGATACTGAAGTCGCCGCCTTCGAGGGAGTGAATGACGCGGTCGCCGATCCACTCGCGCAGACGCGGCAGGCTCTTCAGCCAGGGGTAGACCTCCACGGCCGTGGTGCTCGGGACGGTGGTGCAGTACTGCTCGTACATCGCGCCCTGCTCGCCGAGGGAGTCGAAGCCCTGCTGGAAGTTGGCCTTGAAGCCGGTGAAGATGGCGTTGAGGCTGGCCGGGGTGACCACGATGCCGGCCAGCGCGAACTGCATGAGGTCGGGTGACTGGTGCAGCGCGGCCAGGTCGACGGCAGACAGCGCCGGCAGGGTGGCGACGGCGGCGCCGAAGGCCGGGCCGGCCAGGATGGCCAGTCCGACGACCAGCGCCACGGTGAACAGGGTTGCGAAAGACTTTTTCATGTGAGGCTCCTTATTGATTGGCAAGAGGGTTGATGGAGCGGACTTAGAAGCTGCTCAGGGCGACGGCGCCGACGTTCTCGACGATCTGCCACTCGGTCGCCGACTTGTAGACCAGGATGAGGGCCTCGGCCGCAGCATTGAGGGTGGCGGTGTTGTTGGTTCCGTCGAACGTCACGCCCGCAGCGGTGGTCACCACCACATCGCCGGAGCTGAGCGAGTCGATGCGGATCTCGCAACGATCGCCGGGGGCAGGGGCCGCCAGGGTAAAGTCGGCGATGCCGGTACCGCCGGTGATCAGGTTGATGCCGGAGGTGGCCAGGGCGGCGCCGGCAGCGTGCACCGTGGCGTCGTTCTGGATCTGCACGCGGGCCAGCTTGGCGTTGTAGGCCTGGACGTCGGAGCCGATGGCCACACCCAGGTTGGTGCGGGCGGTGCCGGCGTTGGTGAGATCCGACAGGTTGCTGGCCGCCAGCAGCGCGCCGGCGGTGGCCACCAGGGCGTCCTGGCCCATGCGGACCCAGACGCCGGAGGCATCGACGTCATCGATGATGCCGGCCGGAGAGCGGGTGCCGCTGGCGTTGGTCTTGGCGACGGTCTGGTCGTCGACGATGTAGGCGATGCCGCCCACGTCGGCCAGGGCAATCTCGTCGGCGTCGGCGCTGTTGGCGTAACGGAAGATGCCGTTCTCCACCTCGACGGCCAGCGCGCCGTCGGCGCCGGCCGAGTTGTCCATGTACTCGGCAAAGCGGCCGACGCACTTGAGGCCGGTGGCGGTGGTGCCGGGCTGGGCGTAACCGGAGCTGTTCACCACGGCGATGCCGCCGGCGTATGCCACCTTGGCGGCGGCCATGCCGAAGCCCCGGCGGCTGCCGCCGCGCTCGGGGGTGTTGCGGTTCTTGGTCAATGCGGCCATTTATCTGTCCCTCTATTCGTCGTTGAACGGTGGTTTAGGCGTTCTTCGCTGTGGTGTGTCGTGCTGCGGTTAAGCGGCGCTCTTCTTCGCCGCCAGGAATGCCTCGTGGCTCAGGCCCTGCGCCTTGCAGACGGCGATCTCTTCCTCGCTCAGCTTGTCGCCGTCCTTGCCGTCGTCCGCGGGCATCTTTCCCTGGGTCTGGGTGGCCTTGAGGGCGGCGATGCTGGGGGAGTCCGCCAGGTGCGCCTTGAGCGCGGCCAGGCCCTGGGTGCGCAGGTGATCGGCAGTCGCCTTGCCGGCGATGCGGCCGTCGTCCAGGCCCTCCTGGATCAGGCGCTCCATCTCACCGGTCTCGCTGGTCGTCTTCAGCTCCGCCAGCTGCTGGCGGGTCTCCTCGTAGACTGCCTTGGGCACGTACTGGCTCAGGTCCGGCTTGGCGGCGGTGGCGGAGGTCTTCAGCGCAGCGATGGCGGCCGAGGCGTCGCCGTTTTCATCCAGGTTCAGCTCGATGCGCAGCGCGGCCAGGGCGGCCTGTGCGCCGGTGGCGTTCTTGAGGGCGGCCTGAATCTGCGCGTCGGTGGCGTCGTCGGCCAGGCCGAGCAGCTTGATCAGTTCTTTGCGGTCCACGGTGTCGGTCTCCTCTGTGGGGGTGGCTGGGTCTAAGTCGTAGCGAGACGACAGCGCGGCCACCGGGGCCATGCCATCGACGGCGGCATCGTTGGTCAGGGCGACGTGCAGGATGTCCAGCACCTCGCCGGTTTGGGGGTCATAGGGAAGAACGGGGGAGATGTATTTGTATTCGTCGCCCTCGATCATCGACTTGGCGCGCGCGGTCCACTCCACCGGCGCGAAAAATCCCTCGCCTTCGCGGTACTGAATGGAGAGCGGTTCGATCCAGCCGGCGGCCGGGGCGGGCTGGCCGTTCTTTTCGGCCAGCAGGGTCTGGTGTTCGTAGTCGACGACGATGCGATTCTTGCGGGCATGCAGACGCGCCAGCACGCGCTGCGCGATGGCGGGGTCAATCTTCCAGCCGGGCAGCGCCTTGGGCCGTCCGTCGCGGGCGCGGAAAACGCCGTCCGGCGTCAGCTGCACCAGCTCGGCGCCGGGAGACAGCGAGACGGTCAGGACCGCAACGGCCTGGCGGGGGTTCTTGGAATGAGTGGATGCGCCCTTGGACATGGGCGCATCGTAGAGGGGGGAGGATCGGGCGTGGGGTTAAAGCGGTTTAATTATTGAAGGTGGTACATTCGATTGCCGTTCTACGGTTGCGGTGGCGCAATGTCCACCATCAGCTCAACGGATATCTTATATTCCTTCCTGCGTTTTTTGAGGCAATGAGCTGCATATCGATACAAAACCCACTGCCCCACCATTGTCATAACGATGGGTGCCCATACCAAACAGAACATTGCCCACGCCCATCCAATTCCGGGATCGATTGCCGGATCAATGGATGAACGCAACAGAAAATACACTAACCCTGCAGCCACTAGAAAAGCTACCGAGACGAAGAACACTTCCAACTTTTGAGTTCTGCGCTGAAATGCCTGCACTATATCGTCTGTCTTGACCACGCCTGGAGAAAGAGGCCCATTTTTTGCGTAGCGTGTATCCGACAGGTCGGCAAGGATTGCCTTTACACCGATCTCAAGTGCCATGCCGAACCGGTCGACGAACCGTGTCCGGATGCTTTTGACCAAACTAAATGCAAGGTTTAATCCAACCCCAGTTTCTGCAAGCGAGTTAAGCGCGCTCAGCTCCATCAACTATCATCCCTGAATTAATCTCCCTATTTGGGAGCGATGCCCAACTCGAACGCCTGGTCAAAAACGTTCAACAGGTTCTTGGCAACGCGAGGCTCATTGAAGTTTGCCACAGCCTGGCAGTTCTCGTGCTGCAGTTCGAAACGGTACCCATCGTTATCCATGACTGCAAAGTGATTCGCCTTATCGCTGGCATAGACACCGGAGGCAAAACGCACTTCTACATCACCGTGCGGTGCTGCCATGCCATTTGCCGCCCTAATCAGCGGGTGGTCATGCACCCAGGCGAGATCATGCTCCTTTTGGATCAGTATGCGCAGGCGCGCGTAAGGCTTTGAGAGAAACCCCTTCGCGGCATCAACGATTCCACTCTGACCGAACACGTCCTGGTGCAGCTCGCCAGTATAAATACGCATCTCCGCAGCGGCATGTTTGAACATGGTTTCGAGCAGTACGGCCGCATGCACAGCCATGCCATTAGATACACGCTGGTTTATCCGCTCGTGCGCAAACCTTTCTATAATGGCTCGGTACTCATTTACGTTGTTCATGTCCCCTCCCTGTACTCACTCCATGAGCGCAACGGCCAAAAAGCCGTTGATACAAATAATCAGCACACAGCAAAATGCCCGGGGTTTCGGCCCGGGCTGTCTCATATATGGAACGCGCGTCCGGGAAATATAGTCCTAATTTGACGATAAGAGCAATCGGGCTGATGGGGGGGGGTAATAACCGCCTACCTACCCATACAGGCTATCGGCCGGGCTTGCCATACATTTAAAACCCGTTTAATTCCCCGCCAGCCCCATTTTTGACCCCATCAGCGCCCGGTGGTTGCGGGTCACCCCCCTAAAACGGCTTAGGCGGCCTCTCGGGCGGCCGGCCGGATCACCCTCCCAGTCCGCCTTCCAGGTGTTCCTGGAGGATGTCCAGGACGGCCGCCTTGTCGTCCTCGCTGAGGCCGAGGAACGGCCGGGCCGGGATTCCTGCCTCCTCCCGGCCGAACTGGTGGGGGGCACCATAGCGGCGGTCGGTCCCGAACTCCAGTCCGTCATCGCTGGCCTGATAACGCAGCAGATCGCGCAGATCGCCAGACTCAACAAGGGTATCGAGCGGGCGGCCCTTTTTGTGTTTGCGCGCCAGCGTCTTTGGCGACAGCGGCGCCCAGGGCGTGCCGTCCGGGGCTTCCTGGCGGTCCCAGCGCTGGCGGTGGGCCAGGTCCAGGTATTCGCCGATTTGCTCAAAGGCCGGCTTGAGGTCTCTGCCGGCATCCACCAGGCGCTGGAGGGCGGCGAGGACTTCGCGGTCGTCGATTTCTATCTGAATGCTGGCACCGGCCATTATTGACTCCTATAATAGGCGCATGGTCTGACGTTGGGGTCCCACCCGGCAAGCTCTAGTAAGCGCCAGGCTAGGCCAGTGATGGGGTGGCATCACTGACCGCTCTCTCCTCGTGCATAGAGGCGCAATCCTTCCCGCTGCCAATCAATATATGCCGCCGCGCTTTCAAAGCCATGCTCTTTGGCGATGGCGTCGGTGACGTGAAATACCGTGATTTCCCGCCAGCCGCTCCGGCCCAGCTCGAACACCGCCACGCCGTCCTCATCGCCTGGCAACACGCGGATATAACGGCGCCGCAATACCGTAGGCCCCTTGTCGCCGAAGTTCTGCCAGGTCAGCCATATTTCGTCCGGGTCCGAGAGAGCGCCGGCCAGTACGTGCAGGTAGTCGTGGCGTCCGTTCTTGAACCCTTTCCATTGGCCGCGATGGTTGCGGAACAGCTCCGCCGACAAGGGAAGCAGTTCCCCGGCGGCATCCTTATATAGGAACGCCTGCCGCCCCTTGATGCCGCCCACCTCATCCAGGAACGCCTGTGCGTAGGCCTGTTCTGACGGCTCGGCCGGCGAAAATGGTTTAATGCCTAGCGGCCTGGCTCGCGGCATGGGCGGCTTGGGGCCGCCCGTCTGAACATAGACCGGCGGCGGGCCATCAATGGGGCGCGGCGTGCTGGCCTCTATCCAGCCGGTACCGGGGCGATGCTCGAATCCCGGCTCGATGCCCCTGGGCACGCGCACCGTGCGCGGGCTCGGTCCACGGCTGCCCACAACCCTCTCTTCCCACTCGATCGGAGGGGCCTGCTTGGCCACCTGGAGGCCCATGCGCTTTACGTCGCGCTCGGACAAGGTGAACTTTTTGCACTTGCAGCCCCAGCCGTTCTGCGGGCTATGGGTGGCCCACCAGGGATCGTCCAGCGGCAACACCAGGCCATTCCAGGCCAGGTGCTCGGGGCGCGGGTCGGCGCTACCGCCGTGGCGGTACAGGCCGTAGGGACGCGTGGCCTTGGTGCGCTCCATCTGCGCCTCGCGCCCGGCGTTGTAGCTCTGGCGCAGGTTGGTCTCGTAAATCACCCTTGAACGCCAGTTGCGCCCACCGTTATAGGCCCAGCCGGTGCGGGCCACGATGGCATCGAACTCCTGACGGAACTCGGCCAGGGTGCGCCCCTCACTGATGAAGCGGTCCACCGCTGCGCGAAAATCCGTCAGCACCTCGCCGCGTGCCCCGGCCACCATGAAGGCGTGGTCATGCTCGTCGGCGTAGATGTCGGTCCAGGCGGCGGTGGAGACATCAACCTTCTGGCGGAAGAAGTCGATCTGCTCGGCGAAGGGCAGGGAGACGTAGGCGGCGGAGGCCATTTATACCCCTTCGATAATGTCGAAACGGCCAGCCAAATGGGCGGCGGCAAGGGCGTCACCCATCACCTGGGCGAACCGCGCCGGGTCCATCTCCGGGTACAGTTCCAACAGCCGGTCACGCAGCTCTTCCAGGCTGCCAGCCTCGTTTACCAGGGCGCGCACCTGCTCAACCCATGTCTCAATGGCGGCATCTCCCTCGGCCTGCAGGCGGTCGAGCTGGGCGGTGGTGGCATCGGGCGCACCGGCGGCCGGCGCCGCCGCCTTGAGCGCGGCCACGGCCTTCAGCGCCCCGAAAGGCTGCGGCGCGGCGCGCGGCTGGAGGATTTCCTCCTTCTCGCCGGCCTGCGGGATGCGGGTCTTCTCGTGCAGCCACCACACCGGCACACGGGCACCCATATCGACAAACACCGGCAGGCTCTCCGCGAGCAGCTTGTAGTCCTCGGCCTCGCCGGTATCCAGGAAGAAGCGCGGGGCACGGCGGCGGTCCTCGATGCCGAAGTTCAGCGCCGCCAGGGGCCGGAGGATGTCGCGGCCGATGGTGCCGGCATACTGGCGCACGTCGGATCTGATGATGCTCTGCAGGCCGCGCTCATGGACATTGCCGAGGGCGTTGGTGTTGGTGCCCTCGCCGGTGCCGCTGGTGAGCGTGCCGCCGAGGATAGCCTTGGCCTTCGAGCGCTCGCACCAGTCCAGCATCGCCTGGAACATATCGGCCTTCCCGTCAGCGGCCTCCTTGAACTCGATGGCCATGCCTTCCGGGATGATGCCTGCGGCGCGGTGGCCCAGGCTGGTGACGGCGCGCAGCAGGGTGGCCTTTTCCTTGTCAGTGGCATTGCGCGGGTAGGTGCCGATGCGCGCCGGCAGGCCGTAGATCTCCAGCAACTCGGCCAGGTCGCCCAGGGCGTAGTTCTGGAACAGATAGGGCCAGGCCAGGACGCGGTGCAGGCCGCCGCGCGCGATGTAGCCGGCCTTGGCCTTGTGGCGGTGCTGCACCCAGCCCAGGGGCCACAGCTCGGCGCCCTCGACGGACACGTCGCGCAGGCGCAGTTCGTCCTGGCGCTCAGGGTGCAGCTTGAACCAGGAGTGCGGCCGGAAGATGGGCTGCTCGATGAGGCGCAGCGAGCCGTCGCGGGTCCAGGGCAGCTCCAGGTTGGCCCAGCCGTGACCGATGGCGCTGCCCAGCTCGATGATCAGGTCTTCGACCTCCAGCCCGGCGAACACCTCGGCGCAGAACTCGGCGGCCTTCTTCTCCTGGGCAGAAGCATTGTCCGGCGGCACGATCTGCCATTCCAGCTCGGCGGCGAGTTGGCGGCGCTTGGCGAGGTCGGAGGCGATCTGCGGGTCCTTCTCCTCCATGTCGTCGAACAGCTCGTGCTGCGCCTTGAGGTCGCCCTGCTCGGCGGCCTCCAGGATCTGGTAGAGCTTGGCCGGGGTGAGGCCCTTGCTGGGGTGCTCGGCAAACTCGCGCTTGATGAGGCCAACGCGGGCCTCAGAGTCGGTCTGCTGCTCTTGCAAGGCGAGTGTCTGTGCCAGCTTCTCTTTTTTGCGCTTCTTCACCACGCGCCTCCTGAAGTCGTTTTGTCGTCGTCATTGCCGGCGCCGCTCCAGTCGCCGCCTGTGGACGGGGCGGGGGTGAAGTCGATGGCCACCGTCTCCATCTGGCTGGCGTAGTAGGCCAGGGCGATGGCGATGGCGGCGTCGCCGTGGCGGTTCTTGTTGTCGCCGGTCTTGCCTTCCGGTAGGCGCGGGATGCCCTTGATCACCTGGATGGCGCGCAGGTCGTCGAGCACGTCGCGGTCACGCGGCAGCCTGATCAGGTCGTCCTCGAACGCCGCCTTGAGCTTGGGCATGTGCTCCAGATACCAGGACTGCGACAGCATCACCGTCTCGATGCGGCCGGCGCCGTAGCGGTAGGCGGTCTGCTCGGCCAGGTACTGGCCGTTGCCACGGGCGTCCAGCGCGCCGGCCTGGAGGCGAGGCAGGCGGTCGGCGATGTAGTTGAGGGCCTGCTCCTGCTGCTTGAACGGCACGTTGCGCAGTTCGACCAGGAACGGGATGCGCCGGTGCAGGTCGCGCGCAATCGCCACCGGGGCGATCACCGTGAGGTCACCACTGCGGCCGAAGTCCTCGCCAAAGGCGTGGGCGTCCTCGGCATTGAGCACAGCCAGCAGCGGGCGCAGCTTCTCTTCGCACCAGTCGCGCATCTCGGCCTCGCGCAGGTGTTCCGGCCAGCCGTTGAACTCCGCGCTGCCCTCGTAGCGCAGCACGGGCGCCTCGACCATGCGCGCCTCGATGAGGGCGCGGGAGAGGTAGGCGCCGCCGCCGCTCTTGGGGACGCAGTAGTACTCCTCCAGGGCGTCCTCGCGGGTGGCCGTGTCGCGCAGCAGATTCTCCTTCCACTCATCCTCGGCCGCCTGGCTCCAGACGGTACCGCGCACCTGGCAGATACGCTGGTACAGGCCATCGGCGCAGGCATCGTCCAGCGTGATGCGGTGGACGCTGTAGCGCTTCTTGCCGGCGCGGCTGTCCTGGATCAACTCGTTGAACAGGTTTTCAACGCCGTTGTGCGTGCTGATCAAGCGAACCTTGGCGCCCCACATAGTGAGCGCCAAGGCGGCCTTGAGTACTTCCGCCAGCTGCTCGTGGAAGGCGGCTTCGTCGATGGTGACGTTGCCCTGCCGGCCACGCATGTTCGAGGGGCGCGAGCTGAGCGCCTGAATCTTGAAGCCGCTGGTGAAGTGGATGGTGTAGGTGAGGATGTCCTTGTCCTCGTCGTGGAGGATTTCCTCCTCGATCTCCCCGGCCGCCCGGTTGAACGCCTTGGCCCACATGGCGCAGGCGTCGATGAACTCGATGGCCATCTCCTTGTTGCTGCCGACGTAGAAGTGGTTGGTGCCGCCCGCGCTCTTGGCGGCACTGGCGATCAGGACGGCATCCGCCGCCTCGGCCCAGGTCAGGCCGGTGCGGCGGCTCTTCTCGGCGATCTTGAGCGGCGACTCATCGGCCACCCAGCGCTTCTGGTAGCCCAGCAGGACCGACTCGGGAAGGGTGGCGGCGGTCATGCAATCCCCAGAATCTCGCGTTTAATGGTGTCGATGGAGTCGCGGCTCATGCCCTGGCTGACCAGGCTCTTCTCGGCGGCGCTGGCGGCGGCCTCGGCCGCCTGTTTACGTATCTCCTGCTCACGCTTTACGTTCTGCATCTGCGCCTGCTCCAGGCGGTGCTGAGTGATCGCCAAATCCTTGAGCATGCCCACGGCTTCGGGCATCTGTCCCCAGTCGAGGTCTCCGGCCATCGCTTTGCGGATCATCAGCGAGAGGTCGAAGGAGAGCGTGCGCACAAACTCATTGGTGAGCTGGCCCACCTTGTTCTCCGGCGCCGTGCCGAGATTGGCGATCCACATCTCGGCCACCTCGCGCGATTCGCGCAGGTGACGCCCGGCCTCTTCCATGCGCATGGAATAGCGATTCACCGCCGATTTACTCAGTCGGTCGGGGTGTCCCTGCTCTTCCAGGATGACGTTGATGCGCGCCGTGGCGTCCAGCTGGGAAACGCGCGGGTCGCGCAGCAGCGCCTGGAGCTGCTCCAGGATGTCGGACGGCAGGCGGTCGATGGTGCTGGGGCGGGCCATGCTCACAACCCCGGCCGAGGCCGCGCCACGCCAGGCACGCGCGACCGCCCCAGGGCCACGTCTTCACCGCGGCGGGTAAGCTTGGCCACCACCAAGCCGGCGCGGTCGTCGGTGGTGATCAGGCCCTGCTCGGCGAGCCAGGACAGGTGGGTGCGCAGCAGGTCGGAGCTGATGCCGTGGCCCACGGCCTGAAGCACACGACCCAGGACGTGCTCGTTGTGGCTGTAGTCCGGGTCTTGCTCCAGCGCCTGCAGCACGGCCAGGCGCTGGTCTTCGGTGACGATGTCGGCGTAGCTCATCGGCGGCTCCCGTGATTCAGCAGGTGGTCATTGATCAGTCCCAGCGTCCGGTTCAGGGCGGCCAGTTCGCCTTGAATGACGCCCATGCCGTTGGCAATGGCGTTGACCTTTTCGTGTATCTCGCTGAGGTCTTCATGGTCGGGCAGGTGGCGTACTTCGCTCTCCAGCGTAGTGACGCGGGTATCTATGTCGTCCACGGTTGCCGCGATGTTGTCGATGGCCTCCTTGTTCGCCTTGCCCTTGGCCAGCACATATTGGTAGGCCACGTTGACCAGGAGGCCGAGCGTCATGCCCACCTCCCACCAAAACCGTGCCGCGTCGTAATCCACTCCCACTAGCGTTTCCCTCTTTTTTCAAATCCGCTCAAACACGGCACGCAGATGCCGGCCCCGATGCGATGCGCCGGCAGCTCTTCCAGGCACTCCGCGCAGCAGGGCACGCCATCGATGATCACTGCCTCGTAGCGCACGGCCTGCCGCTCCCGGTGTTGCTCCAGGGCGTGTTCGCGCTCCTGCTCCTCGCGCAGCTGCGCCAGATCGAATTGCCTGTTACTCACTTAGGACGCCTTCAGCTTTAGTGCGGTACCCGTCCAGCACCTGTTCCAGCTCCGTGCCGTAGCCGGTGCAGGCCTCGATGGAGGCGGCGTAGGCGTTGGCCACTTCCTTGGGCGTGGACTGCTCGGTTAGGTCGGCGATGGGGAGGTGCGGACGGGCGACAACGGGCGGCGGCTTGCAGGCGGCGGGGGTTTCCGTGGTGGCGGCCACCGGCACCTCCACGCGCACCTCGCGCGTGCAGCCAGCCAACAGCACCAGGCACAGACCAGCGGCTACTCGGCCCATGCCTGCCCCCGTTCGCGGCCCCACACCGCCATCCACTTGGCGGCCTCATGGCAATCCGCCGGTACCGGCGCGGTCAGGGCGCGGGCGGTGCGCCGTTGCATCTCCTGGCGCGCCGCAGCAGCGGCACGCTCGGCAGCCTCCACGCGCAGCGTCTGCTCCTGGGCGACACGGCCCCATGCTTCCAACGCCTGATCGCGCACGGCCACGGCCTGGTGCAGGTTGTCGATCTGCTCATCGGCCCGCGCCTTCTCCTCAATGCGCAAATCGCGCTGTTGCAGCGCGACGGATAATCCGGCGGCGGCCGTCGTGAGGAACAACACAAAGGCCGCAAACGATGTCCACTTCAACATAGGAGTACTCCCGGCCAGCCAGCGGCGTGGTATAGGGGTTGCAGCGTGTGCAGGATGCGGTGCGGATAGGCGCGGTTCTCTTTGCGCGCCCAGGCGGCGCGGGCGGTGTGGTTCTCGACGTGGCCGAACCAGCGATCAGGGTCGGCGCCTGCTGTTGCGGCCAGACTGCGGTCGCGCGCTATCCAACCGGGGCCTCCGTTGTAGCCGGAGAGCGTGAAGGCCCAGCGATCACATGCGGGAATGCTGCTGTGGTTCCAGGGATGGATGGCGGACAGGATGTGCAAGTCGTAGCGCATCATCGCGCGCATCGACCAGGTGGGCGAATAGGGCGTGGCTTCGCCCAGGTGCGGGTAACTGGAAACGATCCAGGCGGCGGTGGCGGGCGTGAACTGCGCCAGGCCCTCGGCGTAGGGACTGCGTACCTCGCTACGCCAGCTCGACTCCTGGTGCAGCTGCGCCGCGAACAGCGACACCGGCGCATCGAGGCCCCATTCCTGACGGGCAATGCGGGTCAGCTCGTGGCGGTGTTTGTGCGCGGCAGCGGGTACAGCAGCAGCGTGGGTATGGGCGCTTACCAGCAACAGCAGCAGTGTGATGGCAATAGCGCGCACGCTACACCCCCAGTCCCAGGGCGATGACGCACGCCGCCACGATCACTGCACGACGCAGCATCGCCAGATCGGGCATCCATTCGACCATGCGGTCAGGGCGCGCATAGGGAAATAGGGAGCGGTCGACCCAATAGCCGAGGTAAGCGCCGAGGGAGAGCTTGGACAGCGCCCAGGCCAACAGGCCGAGCTGGTGCGGCGCGAGCAGGCCGACGATCAGCGTTGTGATCAGGGCCGCGACCAGCCAGGGCCAGGCGCGCAGTTTGTCGATGAGCTTGGTGAAGTCCATGCCGCCAGTGTGGGGCGGCCGGTGTTCAAGGTGGGGTTAAAGCGTTTTAATTGTCGGCAGGAAAGAGATCAGGCTGGACGCGCTTGCGGTGCAGGGCGCGCTGCTCGCGCAGAATGCTGTATACCTGCACAAAGGTCAATCCGTAACGCACGGCCAGCTGCTCGACGTTGTGGCCGGTGAATTCATCCCAGATGCGCTTGTTGCGCAGGGCGATCTCTAGTGTGTCACCCTTGGGCAGGTAGAACTGGCGACCGCCGTGGTACTCGGAGAGGGCGTGCATGGCGGCGGCGGCGTGCTGCCGGGCGGTCTCATCGTCGACACCCAGGCGCCGCAGGCGCGCCATCACCACATCCACCATCGCCACCAGGTTGCGCGGCCAGGCTTGGCGCACGTCGGCGTCATCCATGTGCGCCAGCGCATCCTCCGGCAGATGCGCGTCCGGCAGCAGACTTTCTTGTGTCATGCCTTCACCCCCTTGATCGCGCCGCGCACCATTTCGCGCATGCGCCGCTTGTTGGTCTCGCGCTCCTCCTGGCTGGGCGCCGGAGCGTTGAGCTTGGGCAGCTCAGGCCGCGCCGGCAGGTGGTCGAGCAGCAAGCGTGGCGCGGGCCAGCGATCCACCTTGCGGGCCAGCGAGCGGAAGCCGGCGGCGATGCGGCCCGCGTCCGACTCCACCCACACACGCCCCTCGTACAACGCCGCGATCCACGCCTCTTTCGTCAGCTCGATCGTTTCGTGCGAAGGCGTGTTCGGCAGGCTGAGCGCCACCAAACGGATCAGCCCTTCGCTGATCGCCACGCGGAACCACTTCGGCGCCGGCTCCATCACTCCTCCCGCAGCGCCATCATGGAGGCCGCCGTCTTGCTCTGCGGCCCCTTCGCTGCCGGTACAACGGCCATTGAAGCGCCGTTGTAGGGTGCGCAGTGCGCACCAGCCGATGCCACGGACTCCAGAACGCTATTCAGGTAGGCATGGTTGGCCAACGGCTTGAACTGCCCCTTGTCCTGCTTGGCCCGCATCGCCTGCACCGTCTCCGCCAGCGCCTGAGTCAGCAGGCCGTGATCGGCGTGCAGCTCCAGCGCCTCCCGCGCCAGGCGCAGCGCGCGGTCGTTGGCGAGGTCTCGCGTGGCCGGACGGAACAGGCCGAGATACGACACCAGCGGCGCCGCCAGCCAATCAGGAGCCCGCGCCAGCAGCGCCAGCAACTCGCGCCCGGCTTCGTCCTGGACGAGCTGCTCCAGGCCGATGCGGGAGTGGCACACGGGGCAGCGGGTCAGTTGCATGAGCTAATACCAAAAACAAACGCCTCAAATTCGTCTTCGTCCATATCTGTGCAGTCCACATCATTTGGCTGCACCTCTGCTGGGTGCATCCAATTACACGCACCATCGCGGCAAATGAACCTGAAACCCTGCTCTTGCAATGTCATATTTGCCTCGGCGACATGACGCGCGGGAACAGCTTGCGAATACCGGCCACGATGCGGGACCAACCTACGCGCCGGTGCAACTCCCCACCGTTGGCGCTCACGTCATAGCAATCGATGCGATCAGAACGGTACAGATCGAACCGATGGACGACGCGGCCGTGGTCATAGTCGATCACCACCACACGGCGGCGCAGGTGCGGCAGGGCGGCCGGATACTCCGGCGCATCGCCCTCCAGGCGCAGCCGCTCTTTCGCGGCGCGCATGGCGGCGAGTTTTGCCCGTTGCCGTGGCGTTACCCTGTAGCTCATACCTTGCACGCTCCGGATAATCTGTTGTTCGGCGTCAAAGCCACACGCCTTCGTCACGTCCGGCGCTCAGCATCGCTGCCGGGTCTTCGAAGTATCCCGCCACCCAATCCGGTATCTCGCCGTCGAAGATGTCGCGCAGGTCGCCGACCGTGAATCCGATTACTCCCGCGCTCGGCGCGACAGCCAGATCGAAACCGGCGCGGACGCAGGCCGCCAGCATGTCGCCGAATCGGCCCCTCACGAGTTCGACGTTTCCGTTCTTGTATTCCCGCTCGAACTCGTAGCGGTTGTCCCAGAGGTAGGTATCGACCCGCGCGCCCGCAGATTCGTAGTATTCGTGCCAGCCGTTGCCGTAGCGCACCGAACTATCCCAGTCCTCGACCGTCTCCAGTCCGTTGCAAACTACCCAGTCAATGCAGTCCTCAACGGCAGCCAGCAGCTTTGCTTTTCGTACCGGCGTCAAATCCGCGTAGCTGCGCGCCAGCCCAAGGCTCACTTGGTTCCAGCGCTCAAGTTGCATCTCGTTCATGTTCCCGTCCTTTCAGTTGCCGCCGAACAACCGCATCAACTCGGACAGCCCAACGGCGTGCCGCCGTCGGCCTGCCGGTTATGCGGAGCGTTCCTTTGTGCGGCACCACGTTTTCCAGTTCTCGTTTCACCCCGCCGCTTTCCTTGAACTCTCGCCACATCAGCGCATGGCCAGGGCAATAGTGGATCTCCGGCGCAACCTCAAAAGCATGGCCGTGGCACAGCGGCATCTCGCACGTCTTGCCGTCGCCCACCGGGTAGTCGCACAGGTACGTTCCCACGTCGCCACAATTCGCGTCGCCGCAGTGAGGGCCAAGATCTCCGCAGAGGAACATGGTTCCGCCGCCTTCTGGGTGTATCGTGTAGCAGGGCATAGCTCCTCCAAATCGGCACATAACCACGGCGTCGAGAGTGACGCTCGTTTCACTCGCGCCCCTCACGCCGGCCGTTGGGCGTCATGTACTCAATCTCCCATGTCGGGTGGTACGACATGGCCCGTTTGTGCCCGTCCAGGCGGATGCGCAGGTAATGGCCTCGCGCCCCGGTAATCGTGCCCATAGTCCCGGCATCGCCGCCGGTGAATTTCACGCGCCCACCGCGCCGTGCTGGGACGCCGTAGGCTGTGCGGATGTATTCCATGCTCATGATCAATCCTCGCGCCCAACAGGCGCTTCAACCGCGACCCGGCTGACGCCGGTCGCGTTAAGCTGGTCGTTATGCGTTACCAAACATGTCAGCCGTGTGCCGGCGGGCGTTCCGGTACCGGATCGCCCGCCGGCACGAACGCCGTGCAGCACGGCCTCCCGTTGTCGTCGTACTGCCATTCCTCCGGGTATCCAGTTTCATCAACGTCCAGCGCCATTGTCCTGCCTAGGATGTCGCACAAGTCGTCGTCGCCACATTCGTCGATGGCGAGTCCTTTGCTCATCGCACGATCACGCTGGCAATGGGAACACCAGGATTCAAAGAACGCCTCTCCCTCTGTTCCGTTGCTTGGCTGGTATTTCTCGATCACAGCTTTGCCCTCCGCTTCGCGTCGTAATTCAGCGCCGCCACAATTCGCCGCAGCTGGTCCTCGGTGCACCACTCGAACCGGTCCACCGTGAACATCTTCCGGGCCATGCCGTCTGCATAGGCGTCAGGCCGGTTAGCGGCGGCAAGCTGCGCGCGGATCTTCGCCACCAGCCCCTGCTTGTCCGCCGCCGGCGTGGGCCGGCCTGGCCGCTTGAAGGTGGCCCCGCACTTGGCCAGGTGCTGGATGACCTTCTTCCGGCCGTACTCGTCCAGGTCGGAGGCGGACCGTACGCGGGCGATGCACCAGAGCATGTCCCGGTAGCTGTCATCGCTGAGGCCGATCTGCTTGGCGCCCATATGTATCTTCGCCAGCTCGGTGCGGCGGGCCTGCTGAGCGTCAGGCTTGTGCATCGGTCAGCAGCTCCACAAAGGCTTCCTGCTGGCTGCCCTTGGCCGCGACTTCGCGGTCGTGGGTTTCCCGGTCGATCACCTCGATGCGCTCGTTGTTCACTTTCAGGTGCCGGATGAAGGCGGCAGGCGCGCCCCAGGTGGTCATGTAGTAACGCCGCTTGTCGTAATACCCCTCGGCCTGACAGCGGCGCTTGCCGATGGCCTTCTCCATTCCCTTCACGAATTTCGGCTGGTACCTCCACTTGTCTACGGGCCGGTAGAACCGCACCGCCTGTTCTGGGTAGGTGCCGTCTTCCGCTGACAGGAACCACGCACCGGCCAGCACGCCGTCCACATAGGGCTGAATACACAGCCTGGTCATGGACGCGCGCACCAGGCTGGCGTAGACCACGAATCCATCGCAGCGCAGATAGACGCCATCGAACAGGCTGGACAGCTTCTTCTCGATCTCCTGCCACTGCTCTTTCGTCGGGTGCTGTTTCATCGCGTCTTCTCCGTTCGTCCAGGCTGATGACCGTCAGGCCGCCCGCGCCAGCCTGGCGTGGCGTGCGGCCGGGGTGGGGTTGCGCTGGGGCTCCTGCGGCGCGGCAGGCTTGGCCTGGTACGCCACGGCCAGGGTGCGGATGGCGATCACGCCCATGATCTGGAACAGCACCAGGGCAATGGCCTGCATGGCGATGACGGCCTGGCGCTGCCAGCTCATGCGCACCGGCTCGGCGGCGGCGGCGATCACCGCCGTCAGCTCGCTGCGCGCCGTATCCAGGCGGGCCTGGGTGGCATCGATGCGCTGCGCCCAGCCGACGCGGGCCTCTGAGTTTTTGAGGTAGGCGTTAAGGGCCGTTTCAAGGCTGCTTATCTCGGCCGCCAGGGCGGCGCGGCGCTCGACGTTGGCGATGGCGCCGCGGTCGGTGGCCTGCCATTCGGTGATGAGCGGGGCGCTGACCTGGTACAACGGCCCGGCCAGGACCAGCACGGTGGCCACCAGGGCCAGGGCGCGCTGGGCGGCGCGACGGCTCGACCAGAGCCACAGGGCGGCGCCTTCGAGCAGCAGGGACCAGGCCCAGCCGGTGGCGGCGTCGACGTGCTCGGACCAGAACAAAATGGCGTGGTACTGCATCAGGCCGATGCCGGCCACCAGCAGGATCAGGGCTGTTATGTTGCGTGTGTTCATGATGTACCCCCGTTGCGTTGGTTGTGCACGTCTGCCCGTGCTGCCTCACCACTTGGCAGGTGACGCACCCCGGCGATTACGCTTTGCGCTTCTTGGCGCGGGCGACACGCTGAGGGGGTGAACTCTTTACCGCCGCCTCGGCAGCCTTGCAGATCGCGGCGCTGATAGGCCCGGTGGCGGACAGGTTGGAACCAAGGTGGCGCTGCATGGCATCCTCCGGGCGCGGCGCGCTGTGGATGGCCACAGAGATGCCCAGCGGGTTGATCCACAGACTCACCCAGTTGCCCGCCGCCACCTGCTCGGCGATGCGCTGCGCGGCCTCGGCATCGATTTCGTAGCGGTTCATGCGACGGCCTTGATGACGAAGTTGCGCCAGGCGTCGGGCTGGCCGCGGCGCTCGCGCTTGAGGCGCTCGGCGAGCTTCTTGACTGACTTGGTGACCACGTCACGGTCACCCCGCGTGGCTACTGCCATCACCGCATTGCCCGACAGCATCACCCGGTAGGCGTACTGCGCGCCTTCCAGCCGGGGCGCCCAGGGTGCGTCGACGTAGGGGACGATCTCGATCTCTGCGGTGTTCATGCTGCCTTCTCCGCCATGTTCTCGGCCTCGGCCAGCAGGGTGTTGACCAGTTTGTCTACCTCCGAATCCACCGGCTTGATCACGACGGCCTCGCCGTCGTCGGTGATGGTGATGCCGAGCCGCTTGAGATCGCCGGCGCTGAGGTCGTACACGGATGGCTTATGTACGCTCTCGGTGATTCGGATCAGAAGCTCGACCTGGTCTTTCGGCAGCAGCTTGCGCATGCGGGCGATCACGGCCTCTTCGTCCTTGATCACCACCTTGCCCTTTTGCTTCATGTAACCGACGCGGATGCCGGCGATAGTGATGGTCTTGGGTTTGGTGAACAGCTCCGGCGCTGCCTCGACGGCCGCATAGAGCTTGCTGTGGGCCTCGCTGGTCTTGCCAACCGCCTCGCGTATCAGCGGCAGGGCCGGGTGCTTGACGCGCTCCAGCTCCTCCTGCAGGCGGCTGACGACGCCGGAGAGATAGGACCGCGCCTCGGCGTAGTCGCGGGTGAGTTGTTCGATTTCTGTCATGGCGGCCATGTCGGTCTCCTTTACGTCGGTAGTCTCAATTGCCCGCGCAGATCGGGCAGGCTGGTGTTCTTCATGCGGCTGACCTGGGTAAGCGAGGTCATGGCGCGCTCGTACAAAAAGACGCAGGTGTCGTTCAGCTCCGCTTCGCTCTCGGCGATGAAGTAGCCGTCGCGTGGGTGGGCGCAGACGTGGTGACCGGCCATGCGCAGATCCACCACCAGATCACGCAGCCGCCGTTCAGCCACCGGGCCGCTGGGCTGGCCGGTGATCTCCATCACCAGCACGTCGGCGCGGGCGCCGTTGCCCTGGCCGATGTGGCGCGATAACGCCTTGAGTACGTCGTCGGTGCTGAACATCACTTCACCTCCTTGACTGTAAACGTCGGCCGGCGCCGGCCCTCAAACTCACACCATCCCACCTGCACCACCAGCCCAGCGTTGTGCATGAGCAACATTTCCGTGCGCACCCGTTCACGTCGCTGGCCGATGCGGTAAGCCACCTCAGGAGTGGTCAGCGGCGTCACGCTGCGACGCAGGCAGGCGAGGATGGCGTCACGCATCAGCGGCTCTCCACCCACTGCACCTGGGCGCCACGCACCCGCGCGGCCATCACCTGTTCGCGGCCGTCTGCCGTGCCTCGGGTGACAGTGGCCACGCCACGCAGCGAGGCGCAGCGGCGGCAGGGGGTGATCCAGATGCGCGGGTTGCGCGCGGCGATCTCGACCTTCTCGACCGTGAATCCGTCTTCGGCCAGCTGCAGCGCGGCTTGGTAGGCGACGGTGAGTGTGTCCAGCACGTGGCGGTTGCCCTCGCCGAGGGTGCCGGGGTGTTCGATTTGCGGACGGCTCATGGTTATCCCCTCTTGTTGGGGCAGCCGCTGCGGCATGCCCGGTAGAGTTTCACGCGCTGCGCGTTGGTGCTGCGGAACGGCTGGCGCTGGTAGTCGAGACAGACGTGGGCGGGCAGTTCACCGGCCACCGGGCAGAGCACGGTGGCGTCGAGCAACGCGCCGCGCACGGCCTGTTCAACGGCGGTCAAATCGCCCTTGTAGGTGTGTTTGAGCACGGTGTTGACGACGGCCGGCGAGTAGCCGATACGCTCGGCAGCGGCCTTCTGGCTGCTCGCGTCGCACTGCTCAGCGAGCACCAGCACCCAGTTGGGGATGTCGTCGCCCCAGGCGGCACGTGCGGCGTCGGCGTTGGTTTTCATGACGGCGCTCATGCCGCACCTGCCTTGCCGGTCCAGACGACCTTTCCAGTATTCGGATCGAACACCTGGGGGATCTGTTGGATCACCGGCGGACGCGGGCCGGTATTTTTCACCAGGCGCCAGGCGCCGCCGCGCTGGCGCTGGACGATGTAGCCGGCCTTGGCCAGGTACTTGAGGTACTCGCGGGCGGAACCGAGCTTGATGGCGCAGTCTTCGGTGGTGGCGTGGACGATGAGGTCTTGCGTGGCGAAGCTGCCGAGGATGCGCATGGTCCGCCACAGCTGTTCGCGGATGCAGCCCTGGCGCGATTCCTCGCCCTTGGCATTGATACGCGGGGCATCAACACCGATGTCGTTGATCAGGACGTAGCGGGCCTTGGCGATGTGGCCACCTTTGCGCGGCGGATAGAGCGCTGGGTCGCTCTTACGCTCCAGGTATTTGCCCTTGGTCAGGGCGGCGATATAGCCGTGGATGGTCGCCTCACAAACGCGGGTGCGGTCTTCCAGCTCGGCGACGGTGAACTCGCGCAGCTCGCGCATCACGGTCCACAGCGCCTGGCGCATGTCGTGCTGGCCGTTGACGCTGACCAGGTGGACGGGTTTGCCTCCGGTGCGTCCCATCGTCACACCCTCCGCTTCTGCGCGTGGCCGGTGAAGAAGCCCCGGTTGCCCCAGGCGGCGCGGGTGACCTTGTCCAGGCCCTCGGTGACGGCCAGATTGTTGAAGCGGTCGAGGTTGACCACGATGCGGCGCAGCTCGTGCTTGGACGCGATCAGAACCTCCTGCATCAGCTCCTGTTCCACCTGCAGGGCGGGGTAGTACAGGGCGCGCATGTGTTCGGCGTCGTTGAGATCGGCCGGCTCGGCGGCCACCCATTCCAGGAAGCGGTTATGCAGGCGCTCCAGGTCGGGGTCGCGGGCGATGTTGGCTTCCAGCAGCTCCTCGCCGATGACCATGATCCCGGTGTGTGAGCCTTCGTAGATGTCCTTGATGGTGTTCGGGTAGCCCTTCTTCACCACGTGGTCGAACTCATCAATGATCAGCGGGCGGCCGGACAGTGCCAGCTGCTGGGAAATCTGATCGACCATGTCGTAGTTGCGGCGCTCGGGCTTGATGCCCATCTCGGACAGGACGGCCTTGAGGAAGGCGCCTTCCGGCCAGTTGCTTTTGACCTCGACGTAGTACGCCTGGTAGCGGTTGGCGACGTAGGCGGCGGCGGTGGACTTGCCGAAGCCGGACGGGCCGTAGAAGCCGATCAGGCCGGGCAGGTGATCACGGCGCTCCATGACGCGGCGCATGGCCTGCATGCAGTGGTGCACGTTCTGGAGCGGTGCTACGGTGTTGACGGTCGGTGGTTGGGTCATTATTCTTCCCTCTATTGTTTTAAACGCACTTTCAAACCCGCTTCGGCGGGTTTTTTATTTGCCCTGACGCCACTGGGGCGGCAGGCCAAAGTCCTCAAAGAAATCTTTCATGGCCCCGTACTCGGATGTCTGCTTGTAACCCTCCAGCCAGCGCCTATCCGGTGCCTGCACCAGCTCGCTGCGCTCCAGACGGTGTTCCAGCTCGTAGGCGCGGGCATAACGCTGTTGCGCGGTGTCGCGCAGTTCAACGACCGGGGCGACGTGCTCGGCGGCCATGTCGCGGGCGAGTTCGGCGCGCTGCTCCTCGCTGACCTCGGACAGGCGATCAGGACTTGAACCCTTGCGGGTAGCGGCGGCGATGCCGGCCTGTTCCAGGGCAGGCGTGGTGTACTGCTCTGAACGCTTCGGCAGATCGACGATGTTTTCAGCTTGCGCCTTGCGGTAGTTGATGACGGTTTGGACGATGTTCTTTCCGCGAAGAGAGCGGGTGAATCCCTTGAGTTCCTGCGCCTGCTCGGCCATAAAATTTTTCTGGCTGTGTTTGATGGCGCCGGTAACCTCTTTCCGCTCGATTCCGCTGACATCCGGGTCGGTGGCCCAGCACAAGAAGGCGCCATCCAGATAAACCGCCAGGTTTCCGATATCGTGCTCGTCGATACGGATGGTCACTTCCTTGCCGACATAGCGGTACATCATCCCGGTGGGGTCGATGAAGAAACGGTTATCGAACCGGATACCCTTCTTGCCGATGATGCGGGTGCCGCCCATCTCTGCCAGCAGCTCATCCAAGGCGTGGGCATCACTGATCGCCCGTACCGGCTCGCGCCAGGCGTTGACAATCTCCCAAGGCGTTTTTCCGTTGAGGCCGCCGTGCGGGTTGCGGTGATAGACGAACTCTGTCCACTCGTCCAGCTTCGCTTGCAGCTCGTCCGAGGTCATTTCAACCTCAACCACCTCGCCGCGCTTCATCACGCGCTCCGAGAACGCCTTGCGCGCCTCGATGGCCTTGCGCTCGGCGACGTTGTGGCCGACGAAGCCTGGCAGAAGCTCCAGCAGGCCGTGGCTCATGGTGCGCATGGCGCGCTCGATGGTGCCTTTCTCCTCGGAGGCGAAAGGGATACAGACCTCGTGCATGATCTGAAGGTCGCGCAGCAGACTGTCCACCGCCTCGGAGACATAGTCCGCGCCATTATCGGTGCGCACGGCCTCCGGCACGCCCCAATGGAGCATGCAGCGCCGCAGCAGCTGCTTGACGGCCGCCGCCGTTGAGGTCTTGGACACAAAGAACTTGAGCCGGCGGGAATGAAGGTCGATGGCTCCCACCACAGAGTGGCGGCCATCTTTCAGCAGCCAGTCGCCCGGCGTGGAATCCAGTTCCCAAAGTTGATTTAGCCGGTCGATGCGCTCGAACACTGAACCAGCGGCCGCCATGTAGATGTTTTTCCACTTGTCGGGGTTGGTGATGAAGGTCCAAAGCTGGGCGTTTTCCGCCTTCCACCACTTCATGAACTCATGCAGGCGGCGGGCGGATACGACCTTGGATAGAGCCGGCTGCTCGGCCTCCAGAAACTCGATGATGCGCTCTGCCTTGATCTGCGGCGCCTTGACCATAGCCCCCAGCACCAGGCGATAAAGCTCCCTGTTCCGCACTACCTTGAAGTCGCCGGCACGGTGGCCGTAGCCGTCGGTCAGGCCCCACCTTCCCTCGCGCAGGTAGTCGCGCGTCCAGCGATCGACAGTGCCCTCTGAGAGCCCGCGTCGACCGTTGTACTTGGGTAAGAACGGCTCAACCCAGGCAGGAATCACGATTTCCCCGGAACCCACCTTCAAGGAAAACTCCAGCTGCCCCTTCTCCTGGTCTAGGTCGTGCTCGCGGCGGTATTGCCCGCAGGCGGTGACCACCCATTCCCTGGCCTTGGCCCGCAGGCGCTTTTTGTCATCCTTTGGCAGCGCCGCGAATTTCTTGCGCCCCGCCATGATGCGATCGATCCGCGCCTGCTCCTCGCGGCGCAGCTTCTCCGCCTCCTGCTCGCCCAGCGACATGCCGGACTCGGCCATCTCGCGGGCGTGCTCTTCCTCAATATCGCGTAACTTGACGACCGCGGCGGCGGCCTTCTCGGCGCGGTCGATGCGCTGGCGGATGTCGCGGGGGAGGTCGGAGAAAGCATGCAGAATCACCTCGCCACCTCGCACTTTGCGCCGCTCGGCGATCCTCCAGTCGTCTTTCACTGCCCGCTTGTGTACAGCTCTCCGACTTACCTTTAGTAGGTCGGCGATCTGCTGTTGGGTGTAGAGGCGCTCAGTCATGCCGCACCTCCCCGGTGAGGTGCATACGCAGGATGGAAGCGGTCGCCCGGTCATGCGCTTGGCGGCTTAGTTCAGTGCGGTTCAGCTCCGTAAAACAGGCTTCGCGGATGGCGTCATGGTAGAAAGCAAGTGCCCCGTCAGTGTCCCCAAAACGATGCGCCAACCTGCCAAATATGCGAGAGTTCTTATCCAGGAGTTGGCCCGCGACCAAGAACACGTCCGTCGTGCCATAATCCAGTGCCATCGAGGCGTTTTGCCAGGCGGACCAGACCATCTCGCCAGGCCGACCGAACGGATCGCTCGCCGCCACTGCTGCCAACGCGGCGTAGTGCTCAGGCGGCCGCAGGGCTTCGGCGATAATGCAGCGCTCGGCGGCAGCCTCGGCGAGCTTGTGGACGGCGGCCAGAGTTCCCTTCCCGGCGATGCCAGCCGCAAAGGCCGCAGCCGCCTCGACGGCCTGCAACGGCGCCCGGCACCACGGCCGAAAACGCTCGTATACTTTGAGCGAAAGCCCCGCCAAATCTGCGGCCAGCGCACGCGCCGGGTTGATCTCCGGCCACTCAGCGCGCCGCAGGACATCCATTGCCTCCCAGACACCGAGCCTAGCCATCACCTCAAGAATCGGGATCGGCGTCTCCCTACCAAATCTCTTTACCCCTCCCAACGCCTTTGCCAGCCGGAGATAGTTGTCCTTGCCGGATGACTCCATTACGTGGGCCAGACTGGTTGTTGTAGGTACCGTCATTTCCTTGCCTCCAAATACCGTTTAAGGGCCGTTTTCTGCTGTTTAATCTCCGCCTCCATCTGCTCGATGCGGCCCAGCTCGGCTAGCAGCGCCTCCTCACCCACCAGCACCTTGCAGCCCCGCGCCTTGGCCAGCAGGTGGCCCAGGCAGTAGGAGCCGGTGGCTACCTCAAAGGCGGCGGCATAGCGGAAAGGGAAGTTGTGGTCGGAGCGGCTCTCCGCCGTGTAGGCGTCGAGCATGTACTTGCTGATCTCCCGCCCGGTCAGGCGGCTCATCTCGGCGGCGACGGCCCAGCGGTCCTTGTCCGCGTGCTTCAGGGCGTCGGACAGGGCCTCCCGCAGCGGCACGTCCAGGTCCAGGTTGCCCGCCAGCGGTGCCGTCGGAACGGGCACCTCGAACAGGTCCAGGGTCAGGGCGTCGCGGAACCGGCGGCTCATTGTCTATGCCGCCTCCCCGTGGTTTCCGTTGCAGGATTCCTGGTCGGTGGTACCCTTATCCTTGGTTTTGCGACCAGTTTTATGGGTCGGTGCGCCGCCTACGCCGCGCAGCGGCCGACGTTCGTCGTAGCGGCTCGGCCAGATGGTCTCTGGCTCGACGCCTAGTGCCGCGGCGATCATGCGCTCGGCATTGGGATAGGGGCGCGCCAGGGCCACCTTTAGAAGGCCCTGGCTGTAACCGTGATGCGCCGACAGGCGACGTAGCGACCAGCCGGCCTTTTCCAGGGCGGCCTTGATGTCTGCGGGGTGCCAGTCTTGCGGGAGACTGGCTTTTTTTGACCGTATGCGTTCGCTCAT